CAGCGTGCACAGCATCAAGGGGAAAGAAGGAGGTGCCATGCGCTCGACACGGACGCGCGGCGACATCGTGACCGGTCGGGCGGACTGGTACCGAATCGAGAACAAAGGCGACGACAGCGCGCTTGTCTACATTTATGACGAGATTGGCTACTTCAACATCACGGCGAGCGACTTCGCCAAGGATCTCAACGCGCTGAAGGCGAAGCAGATCACGCTGCACCTGAACTCACCGGGCGGCGAGGTGTTCGACGGCATCGCCATCATGAACGCGTTGCGCAACCACCCGGCTACGATCACCGTGCGCATCGACGGGCTCGCCGCTTCGGTGGCGAGCGTGATCGCCATGGCCGGCGACAAGATCTACATCGCGCCCGAGGCGCAGATGATGATCCACGACGCCAACGGGATGGCGATCGGCAACGCGAAGGACATGCGCACCCTCGCCGCGCTGCTCGACAAGTGCAGCGACACGATCGCGGGCGTGTACGCGGCGCGCGCGGGCGGCGAGGTGGACACCTGGCGCGCGCTCATGCGCGAGGAGTCCTGGTACAACGCGGAGGAAGCCGTCGCCGTGGGCCTGGCCGACGAGATTTTCGACAGCCTGCCCGGCAAGAAGGGCCCCGGCGTGCCGCCGGCCAAGAAGCCGAAGCAGGCGCTTGCCGACGGCGAGCCGGTCGGCGACGCACGCGGGTCATGGGACCTGAGCGTGTTCCGATACGCGGGCAGGGGGGAAGCTCCCGAGCCGACCGCTGTCGTTATGCCGGACATACCGGCCGCTGCTGAGCCGGATGACTTGCCGGTGCATGCGGTTTGGTCACGCGATCTGGTCACGACACCTGTTGATTGCGCAGCTCATGGCGTAGTTGACCAAACGAATGATGATCCATGGGCTGATATGACCGGTACGCTGTTGACCAGCGCGCAGGCTGGTGCTAGCACCAAGATCGTTACCTCCGATGTAATCGATGATCTTCTGACTGCCTTTAGGGGGCAACTGTGATCGGCAAGATGTCTCCAGGGCAGCGCGCCAAGCTGGCCGCGCTCGGTCTGAACGAGTCCGATATCGGGCGCGTGCTCAACCGCGCCAACCCCGGCACCGTGGCGCCACAGCGCGTCGAGCTGCCGTCCGGCGTGACCATCCCGCAGAACAGCAACGAGCTGGCCGAGTACGTGGCTGACCCTGAGCGACTGAAGTCGATCATGAGTGACCGCAACGTCTTCTACTCGTTCATGGCCAAGTACGGCGAGCAGCAGCAGGGCGAAGGCACCGAGCTGCGCGCGACCATCGCCGAAGAGTCGCAGCGCGCACTCATCAACTACCTGCGCGAGAACGAGATCGAGGGGATCAAGCGGATCAACCTCGATCCGCAGTCGACCCCGAAGGCGACGATGCGCCTGGCACGCCAGGTGATCGCCGGCCACAACCCGGACGCGCCCGGTGCCGAGCTGGACACCGAGTTCGCCAGCTCGGGTGAGTTCTTCCGTGGCGTGCACGCGATGTCGAAGACATCCGGCGGTGGCGAGGAGCTGCGCGCGAAGATGGCGCGCATCCAGAACGCGTACCAGTCGATCGTGCCGGCCGACGGCGGCTTCCTGATTCCCGAGGTGCTGCGCGCCCAGCTCCTGCAAACCGCGCTCGAAGAGGCCATCGTCCGGCCGCGCGCGTTCAATGTCCCGATGGAGTCGCTGCGCGTCGCGCTGCCGACCATCGACGCGACCACCAATGTCGGCTCGATCATGGGCGGCATGGTTGCGTACTGGACCGAAGAGGGCGCCGCGATGACCGAGAGCACGGCGAAGTTCGGTCAGGTGCAGCTTGAGGCCAAGACGCTGACCGGCTACGCCGAGGTGCCCAACCAGCTCATGGCGGACTCGATCATCTCATTCAGCGCGTTCATCGAGACGGCGTGGCCGAAGGCCATCGCCTGGTTTGAGGATCTTGCGTTCCTGGTCGGCTCCGGTGCCGGCGAGCCGTTGGGCCTGATCGGTGCGAACAACCTCGGTGCGATCGCGGTCGCGGCGCAGGCTGGGCAGCAGACGAACACGATCCTGTGGGAAAACATCGTCAACATGTACGCCCGCATGCTGCCTTCCTCGCTCAACAACGCCGTGTGGATCGCCTCGCCTGACACGTTCCCGGAGCTGGCCACGATGGCGCTCTCGGTCGGCACCGGCGGTAGCGCGGTCTGGCTGGGCAACGGCGCCGACAAGCCGCCGGTCACCATCCTGGGCCGCCCGGTGATCTTTACCGAGAAGATCAGCCGGCTGGGTACGCGCGGGGACATCGTGTTCGCGGATCTCTCCTACTACCTGGTGGGCGACCGCCAGGTGATGACCGCCGAGTCCAGCGAGCACTTCCGCTTCAACCAGAACAAGACGGCGTTCCGCATTGTCGAGCGGGTCGACGGGCGCCCGTGGCTTCAGTCGGCTATCACGCCGAGCAACAGCGGGCCGACGCTCTCCCCGTTCGTGGAGCTGGCGACCCGTCCGTAAGGCACCAGCGCACAGCTCCGGCGCGCGCTCGCGGATCGGCGCCGGAGCACTCCGCAAGCAACCGGGCAGACATCGAGCTGACCCGTCATAGAGGAGAAGTCCATGGATGCGATCGGACGCTTGTTCGACGTTTCGGCCGGCACCGTCAACGTCGACATGAACACCGCCGGTGCGACCGGCAAGCGGGTGTCGCTGCGCAACGCGACCGGCTGCACCATTCTCGTCGTGGCGGGCGCTGCCGCGTCCGGCACCGAGTCGCTGGTGTTCACGCTCAAGCAGCACACGGCGAGCACCGGCGGCACGACCAGCAACCTGGCCGCCGTCACGAAGTTCTTCATCAAGGGCGCCACGTCGCTGCTCGGTACCGAGACCTGGAAGACCGTCACGCAGGCGGTCAGCCAGACGGTCACCGTTACCGACACCGCCGGTGGGCTGGTCGCCGTCGCGCAGTCGCAGGCGCTGATCGCCATCGAGGTCGATGCGGCACAGCTCGCGGACGGGTGCGCGTACATCTCGCTCGACACCGCCGACCCCGGCGCGGTCGCGCGCATCGTCTCCGTGATCTACATCCTGCACGATCTCAACATCAAGCGCGCGCCCAGCTCGCTGGTCGCTTCGCTGTCCTGATGGGCGGCGACTGAGTTTCGGGAGGCATCATGCACCGCGTCAGCTACGTCGGCACGCCAGCCTGCGAGCACTGCGGCAGCGTCGCGTGCAGCGTGCGCCAGGCGGCCGACGTACGGGCGCGGTGCATGCATGTCCCCGCGCTGGCCAACGTGCACGCGGCGGTGCTGGTGGCGACCAGCGTGACTGCTCCCGAACAGGACGCCGGGCTCGACATCCTCGCGCCGCCGCCGGTCAAGCGCGCATACAAGCGGAAGGGGTAGGCACCATGCATCTTGCACAGGCACTGTTCTACCTGCTCGGCATCGCGCTGATCTTCATCGCAGCGTTTCCGATCCCGGTGCGCGTGTCGCTGGCGCTGCTCGGCGCCGCGTCGGCGCTGTTGGCCTACGCCCTGCCGGCGATCGTCGGGGCTGGGGGGTAAGCTCGTCGTGAACGCGTCCTACTGGTCTGTAGCTGTTCCGATGACAGCGCTTCGTCTCTCGCCTAGCGGCGAGGCACCTGCGATCTCGTCGGCAGTGCGCCAGCCGGGGCGCGTTCACCTTTTGCACTGAACCTGCTGAAGTCCACTGAAGCTCGATCGAATAGAGGATCTTTAATGAGTAGTCAGATCAAGGGTCCGGCGATCCTGCTCGACAAGGTGGGCTACAGCGTCTCGCGCGCGACCGCCACCCTCCCGCAGACGACCACCGGCGCGCTGTTCACGATTGCGGGCGGCCGCGTCGTGCTGACCGGCATCGTCGGCGAAGTGACGACGATCATCCAGAACCAGGCCAACAACACCAAGCTTGTCGCCACCCCCACGGTCGGCACGGCGGTCGACATCTGCGCGGTACTCGACATCGCGAACAAGGAGGTGGGCTGCCTCTTCGGCGTTACCGGCACCTTCGCAACCGCGATGGTCGGCGCGAACGCCGGTGCGACGGTCTTTCCCACGGCGACCGGCATCGTGCTGGCGACCGGCACGCTGCGGCTGTCCTGCGCGGCCAGCAATACCGGCTCGGTGAAGTGGATCGTGACCTACATCCCGCTCGACGTGGGCGCCACGATGGTGGCCGCGTGAGCGACGCGGAGGCGCGCTCGGTCGCGCGCGATGGCACCGTGCTGGGTGGCTACAACCTGTATCCACAGCACGGCGCACAGTCTGTGGATAACGTCGTTGCCAAGCCGTCGCTCTGTCGGATGGTCATCTACCGGGGCAAACAGGGTCGGCTCGCGCCGCGCGCCGCTGTCGTCATCGGTACGCAGGACTCGATCATGCCGGAGGGCATCGCCTCGGGCGAGGTACCCGCGCTGTCCTCCGATCGGCACGTACATCTGTTCGTGTTCACACCTGGCGAGGCTGGGCACTTCACTGAGTACGATGTCGCGCCGGGCGACGGTCCGGGCGAGTGGTCCTGGCCACCAAGATCAGCATAGGGAGAGAGCATGCCCAAGATCAGCAAGGGTGAGGGCGCGACCGACGTGCTCAACCCGGTCGAGCGCGCAGGCACCTACGAAGCTCCGGAGCGCGAAGCCGGCGAGCCGTATGACACCTACGCCGAGCGCACCGAGAAGGCGTACGACGATTACCGCGTGCGTGAGGACCGCGCGGCGCTCAAGCGCGCCGAGCGCGACGAGAAGCAGGCGGCCGACGATCGCACGGACGCCGAAGCGGACAGGGCGGTGGCAACATCAGCTGGGAACAGCTCATTCAAATCGGAGAGCAGCAGCGACAAAACGAGCGAGACGAAGACGAGCGACGTGAACGACCCTTCGTCTGCCCAAACGACAGCCAAATCCTCGAAGTCGGATCAAATGGACAGCTCCACTGTCCCTTCGACGGTTGGACACAAGACTGACGACAGCAGCACCGATGGCACCTCCCCTTCAAAGTCCACCTCTACCAGCACCAGCTCGACCAGCAAGAGCGACAGCAAGACGACGGCGAAGAAGTGAGCGCGTCCGCGCAGCGCGTGCGCTCGGCCACCGTGTTCGCCAGCGTTGCGCGGACCGTCACATCATCGGTCGACACGCCCACCAACGGCGCGGCCGGCGTGCAGATCGTGATCGATACGACGGCTGTGTCGGGCGCCAGCTCGACCACGCCCACGGTGTCCGGGCTTGATCCCGTGTCGGGCAAGTACTACCCACTGCTGGTCGGCGCCGCGATCGTGGCCACCGGTACGGTCGTGCTGACCATCTTCCCGGGGGCAGTGGTGACGGCGAACGTGAGCGCGAACAACTTTTTGCCGGCAACATTCCGCGTGACAATGACACACGGCACCGCTGATACGACCACCTACAGCGTGGCCGCGCAGCTCCTGACAGCGTGACGGGTAGCCTGCTACTCTCGTGCTCGCGTGATTGAGGGTATGTTCCGTCGCGGTCCGAGACGCGTGACGATGAGACAGCGCAGGGGCGCCAACTCCCCTGCGCTGTCGCCGTCTCTGCGGATGATCCGCCGCGACCGGCGCAGGGGGTACGCTCAGCGCAAGCGTGTGCAGTGTGCCGGCTTAGGTGGCGCCTTACCAGCGCAGGGAGGATTAGCCGGCAGGCTTCGGGATGCCTTGCCCCCGCAAGGGGGAGCGGTTCGTATCCGCCACGCGCACGCGATCAACAACTGAACATGTCCCCCGCTCGCGCGGCGCTCGCGCTGCTCGACCGGCCAAGAAAGCAAGGGCACAGGGGTAGAACGACATGGGTGTCTGGTACACCACGCTGGAGTCTGTCCGGCGCAGCCTGGACTATCAGGAGACGGCACGGAACAACGTGCTGGTCGAAGAGTGCCTGGAGACCGGTTCGCGCAACACGGAGAGCACCCTGCACCGTCGCTTCTACCCTGAGGTGGCCACCCGCTACTTCGACTGGCCGAGCGTCCAGTACATTGGCACACCCAGCTACCGGCTGTGGCTGGGTGCCAACGAGTTGATCTCTCTTACCACCCTCGCCAATGGCGGGCTGACCATCTCGCCGGCCAACTACAACCTGCGCAACAGCGTCGGACGCGAGGAACCCCCGTATACGTTCATCGAGCTGAACCAGGCGCTTGGCTCGGTGTTCACGACAACAGCAGGTACCGCACAGCGCGCGCTCGGGCTGACCGGCGTTTGGGGCTATGACCTCAACGAGACGCCGGCAGGTGCTGCCGCCGAGGCGATGGACGCCAGTGAGACCGGCTTCGACGTGACCAACAGCGCGGCGCTGGGCACCGGCTCGCTACTGCGCGTCGACAGCGAGCGCATGCTGGTCACGTCGCGGGACATGCTGACCACCGGCCAGTCCCTGATCGGCACCGTGGCCGCGACCAACGCCGCGCAGACCCTCGCCGTGACCGATGGCACCCTCTACTTCGTCGGCGAAACCCTTCTCTTGGACGCCGAGCGCATGATCGTTACGGACATCTCGGCCAACAACCTGATCGTCAAGCGCGCCATCGACGGCACCGTGCTGGCCGCGCACACCAACAGCGTGATTTTCGCGCCACGCCGGCTCAACGTCACGCGCGGCGCGCTCGGCACCACAGCGGCGACGCACCTCACTGCGGCCTCGTTGGTCCGCCACGCCTACCCCGGGCCGGTCGCGTCGCTGAGTCTGGCCTACACGATCGACGAGCTCCAGCAGCGCTCCAGCGGCTTCGCGCGCACCGTGGGCGAAGGCGAGAACGCGCGCGAGGCGACCGGGCGCGGGCTGGCCAAGCTCAAGCGTGAGGCGATCGAGTCGCATGGCCGCCAGGCCAGAAATCGGGCGGTCTGATGAAGCTGAAGCGGGGACATGTGGTCACGATGGCCTGGGTGCTCGGTGGGCTGTTCGTGGTGGGTGGGCTGGCTGGTGCCGCATTCGTGGTCGTACGCGAGTGGCGGTGGCCACGGTGACCAGCATTGACGTTCACTACAGCGGGCCGATGTTCGACGGCCGCGCCGCGCATGAGGTGACAGCCTTTCTCGGCGCGGCCACCCGCGAGGTGGCCAAAGTCGGGCAGGACGATGTTGGTATCCAACTCATCAAGGTGATCCGCCATCCGACCGGCTACTACGAGTCGCACATCGCCATCGCCCAGGCGGCGCCCACCATCTGGCGCGTGCATGACTCCGGCGTGATCTACGGCCCCTGGTTGGAGGGGGTCGGCTCGCGGAACTTCCCGGTGACCCGCTTCAAGGGGTACTTCACCTTTCGCAAGGTGGCGATCACGCTGCGACTCAAGGCAGGCAGGATCGCCAGCAGCGTGCTTCCCCCCTACATCCGAAGGATGAACGGATGAGCATCTGTGAGCAGTGCGCCGCAGGCGCGGACGTGTCCGGCGCGCTGCCGCCAGACCTGCGGAGCGCGCCGGACATGCGCGAGATCGTGCGCGTGTTTCACGAGGGCTGCCCCGGTGGCACGTGGTGCGACTGTCAGCACAAGGGCACCGGTTGGCGCGGTCCGCTCGCGCGTGAGCAGGACGCGCCCATGAATGTCGGCGTCGTCCGCGAGCCAACTAACCCGGACTGGGGTGCCGCATGACCGGCATCCCGGATCTGCTGACGGCGCTGATGGACCACGCCCAGACGCTCGGGCGCTTCGACCGGGTGAACGGTCACGAGCCCAAGAATGCGCCCGGCAGCGGCCTGTCTCTGGCGTTCTTCCTGGTGGGGATACGCCCAGCGCCCAGCGGCCTGGCTGCTACGTCGGTCTGGGTCACCTGGGGTGCGCGGGTGTACGTGCCGTTCCTGCGCGAGCCGCAGGACGGCATCGATCCCGCCCTGCTCGCCGCCGTCACCGACCTGATGACCGAGTACTCCACCGACTTCACGCTCGGCGGGCTGCTGCGCGAGATCGACCTGCTCGGCGCGTCCGGCGGCGATCCGCTCTCGGCGCGCGCGGGCTACATCGAGCAGGACAAGACCATGTACCGCGTCGCCGACGTGACCATTCCAATGCTGGTCAACGACGCGTTCACGCAGGGGCCCTGATGCGCGCCAAGCTGCGCGCGTTCGCGCTCTCCGGTCGGGTGCACATGGTTTGGTATGCCTTCTGGGCCATTGTCTGGTTTGTGCTCTATGCACCCGGTATGACCATCTGGTCAACATCGATCGCGTTCCTGATGTTCGTCTCCCTACAGACCGCGCTCAACGGCGCGCTCCAGGGGTTCACAAGCTCACTCGGCGCCCGCAAAGCTGACCCGGAGGATGATCTGTAATGGCCAAGCAGGGCGGCATGGGTGACCGGCTCTTCATTCAGGGCTTCGACTACTCCGGCGACGTTCAGGCGCTGGGTCGCCTCGGCGGTGGCCCTGCCCCGTGGGACACCACAGACATCACGCAGTCAGGCATCTCGCGGCTCGGGCTGGTGAAAGACGCCGGTATCGACATGGTGACCTATTTTGACGACGCCGTTGGCAAGTCCCATCCCAACCTGAAGCTGTTGCCCTATACCGATGTGCACATGATGTACTGCCGGGGCACCACGCTGGGCAACGCGTCCGCGTGCATGATCGGCAAGCAGCTCAACTACGACGGCACGCGCGGCGCTGACGGGTCGTTCACCTTCGCGGTGCAGTCCACCAACAGCGCGGGCTACCCGCTGGAGTGGGGTCGGCTCCTGACCGCCGGGCGCCGGGTGGACGGCAGCGCCGGTAACGGCACCTCGGTGGACCTCGGCGCCGCGAGCCCCGGCGCGTTCGGGTTGCAGATGTACGTGCAGCTTTTCGCGTTCACCGGCACCAGCGTGACGATCAAGATTCAAGAGTCCAGCGACAACGCCGTGGGCGACCCGTTCGCCGATGTCGTGGGCGCCACGACCGCCGCGCTGACCGCCGTGGGTGCTGTGCGCATCGCCACCGGTGCGATCAACGTCGAGAGGTACCTGCGGGTAACGACCACAGGTACCTTCTCGAATGCCGACTTCGCTGTGATGGCGACCCGCAACGACACCGCGATTGACTACTGATGAATGCCGTCACGCTCGACAGCGGCGCGCTGCCAGTCGACAAGCTCGCGCGCGGCGTCTTCGATCAGCGCATCGCTGTGCGCGTACTCGACCAGCTCGGGCAGGTTCAGGTTGGCCACCTGTGCGCCGCGTGCGGTCAGGTACTGCTTGGCGTAGCCGTTGAACCAGCGGACCGGGGAGAGCAGGCCACGCTGCACCAGCGCCGCGCTGGTGGTGGTCGGGATGGCGTGCGCACTGACGATGCCCCACTCGCCGGCCACCATGTGCAGCGCGTCGGCCATCACGTTGGTGATGGCGCGCGTCGCGCGCGTCGTACGTCGGTCGCAGTCACCAACGTGACCGGTCGACTCGGTGCAGTTCCCGTAGGGCCAGCCGGCCAGCTCCTTGCCGCACGGCTCAACGAACTTGTCAGCCGGCGTGGCAGGGGTCGGCTCGGGCGCGGCGGTGCGCGCCTTGTCCAGCTCGACCAGGAACTTGTATCCGGCGTCCGTGATGGCAACGAAGCGGCGCGCGCTACTGGCGGTGGCGCCGGATGCGGTGTAGGGCTGCGTCACGTAGCCGTGCGCGACCAGCGCGTCAGCGGTGCGAGCGTTGGTGGTCAGGTAGTCAGCATTCCCAGCGTCGGCGGACGCGCGCGCGCCGAGCAGCGTGTTGATCTGGCGATCGGTGAGCTTGCCCAGCTTCGTCGCCTTGCGCGGCGCGGCGGCAGCCTTCGGCTTGTCATTAGCGGAGGGAGTCGGCTCGGCGGGAGTGGCAGCGGTCAGAGTGTCGAGCTTGGCAACGGCTTCGAGCACCAGGCCAGCGGCACCGGGCAGGCGGTAGGTGGTCTGAAGGTCCTCGGCCAGTTCGAGAAGGCGGGCGGTCAGGACGCTCGTGTCGCTCATGGTGGGCTCCTTGGGTCTGCGGGATGGGCGAGTCTTCACAGTAACACGTTCCTTTTGACGAGTCAAAAGGAATCACTGACGGAGGTGTACCGATGTTCATAGATCACCAACCCTTCCGCTTCACGCCGGCACTGCCGGTCGAGCGGATGAAGACGTACGAGCTGGACGCGCCGCCGGCCACGCACTTCCGCGCGGCGCCGTGCGAGCACCCTGACGTGACCTGCCAGGCGCACGCGCACGGCTGGTCGACCACGGTGGACATCACGACCGAGCTGGGCCAGCAGCAGGCCAACTACATCCGCTCGATGTCTGGTCGGCGCTACGTCGAGGTGCGCGCGGAGGGTGGGCTTACAACCTTCACCTTCGAACCCGGTCAGCGCTGCTTCCGCTCGGCCGAGCACCGCATCCCGCTGGAGCGCGAGCCCGCGTACCGCGTGCTATATGGCGATTGGCGAGGTAGCGAACTGGCGCGCACGCACGCGCGCGCGGCGGACTGGGTGGAGGACTTCGCCGAGCACCAGGACGGCATCAAGACGGCGCGCGAGCGCGGGTAGCAAGATCATTTCGCTCGAGCGTTTCGCCGGCGAGCAGGAAGACAAAAGGAGACAGAGATGGCCAAAGAGTCAGGTATCGGCTGGACCACGCTCAGCGTCGACAATTCGGCGGGCGTAGCGAAGGTCATCAAGAACGACGTGACCAACTTCCAGTTCGGCACGCCGCGCGGTGTGCAGGATGTGACAGGCGTCGACAAGTCAGCGATGGAGCGCCTGCTTCTGCTGGCTGACTTCTCGGTGTCGCTGACCGGCGTGTTCAACGACGCGACCGACTTCTCACACGACGTGTTCAAGACCGTTCCCAGCACCAGCGTCAACCGCACGGTCGCGCTGAGCGTGTCCGGCCAGACGATCAACAACGAGTGCCTGTTCACGGACTACTCGTTCACGCGCGCGCAGGATGGCTCGCTGGTCTGGCAGGCGCCCGGCGTGCTGGCTGACGGCACCGTGCCCACCTGGAGCTGACCGGCGCTGTAACTACACGCCGGTAATTACAAGATCAGAATTACATCGACGGAGGGTAGTCGGAATGGGATACAAGCGCAAAGCGCCAACCTACCTGCTGGTGTTCAGCGACGAGGAGATGGACGGCCTGGTGGTGCGCTGCCGGGCGATGGCGATCGCCGAAGTGGGCGGCTACCGCACGCCCGAGGAGGTCGATGCGATGACGTACAAGGACATTCTCGACCTGAACGTGCAGCGACTGGCCGGCGAGCCGACCGACGAGCATCCCTATCCGCCGGCCATCATCGACTGGAATCTTGAAGACGACGATGGCTACCTCCTGCCGATCGAGCCGGAGTCGCTGCGCAAGCAAGACCCCAAGTTCGTGATGTCGATCGCGCGCGCCTGGGGAGAGGCGGTGCTCGGGATCAAGATCCCTTTGGCCGAGCGCTCGACCTCTGGCGACGGATTCCCGGAGGAGTCACTGGCGATGGAACCGCTGTCGCCAAGCCCGACGAACTCGAACGGGCTGAGCGAGTCCTAGAACTGTGTGACCGGTTCAAGAAGCTACCCAGTGAGGTGCTGGCCGAGAGCGCCGAGCTGTTGCGCCTGCTGGAGATCACCAGACGCGGCGGAACGTACGACAGACACGAGAGCGGAAGGGGGTAGGCGCGATGGCCGGCAATGAAGTTGTGATCGTCGTCAGCGGTACTGACCACACCAAGCCGGCTTTCGATGGCGCCAGCAAAGGCGTCAAGGGCTTCGTTGACGAGGCCAAGCGCGCCAACCCTGAATTGCGCAAGCTTGATGACGAGATCAAGCGCGCCGCCGACTCGGTGATGAGTCTCGGCAAGGCGATGCGCGACGGTCGCCAGGTCATGACGGTGTACGGCAAGGACGGCAAGGCGGCAATCCTCGACGTCAACACCGCGCTTGTCGCACAGCGCAAAGAGATGACCGAACTCATCAAGCAGCGTAAAGAGCTGGCCACGGTGGTCGAGCGCGAGGCGAAGCAGCAGGCGTCGCGGCTCGGACTGGGCGACGGCAAGGACACCAAGCGTCGCGGCGGCATTCTCGGGCTGTTCGCCGACGCCGCGCCCGCTGCCGCGAAGGCGGGCGCCGACGCGGCCAGCACGTTCTCAAGCGCATTCCAGTCCGGCATCATGAGTGCGTTCAAGAGCCTGCCCCCTGAGGCGCAGGGCGCCATTGTCGCCTCACTGGTAGGCGTGGCCACCATCGCCGGTCCGTTCATCGCTACGGCGCTTTCAGGTGCCATTCTCGCCGCGCTCGGTGGGGGTGTGCTCGCGGCCGGCATCGCGCTGGCGTTCAATACGCCAGCGGTCAGCTCGGCGTTCAGTGGTGTTGGCGACAAGATGTTGCAGTCACTGACGAAGGCCAGCACGCAGTTTGCCGGACCGCTGGTGCAGGCGGCGCACACCTTCGGCGATGCGTTCGCCGACATCATGCCCTCGATCGAGTCGATGTTCGGCACCATGGCCGGCACGGTGGGACCGCTCGCCAAGGGTCTTGCCGACATGGCGCGCGAGAGCATGCCTGGCATTCAGAAGGCGGTCGAAGCCGCCGCGCCCATGTTCGTGATGATCGGCAACGAGCTGCCGCGCATCGGCGCCGCCATGTCGAGCTTCTTCGCCGACGTGGCCAGCGCGGGCCCCGGTGCTACCGCCATGTTCGAGGGCATCTTCCACGCGATTGAGGGCTCGGTCATCGTCGCCGGCAAGTTCCTGGCGCTCATGGGCGGCATCGTCGGCGGCGCGATGGTGGTCGAGAAAAGCATCTCGAACTGGATGTCGGGCGGCAGCTTCGACGCCACGACCGAGGAGCTGGGCCACCTTGAGGGCAAGTTCCTCGACGTGGCCAGCGCGGCGCACGAAGCCGAAGGCGGCGCGGAGGGTCTGGCCAACGGGCTGGACGAGCTGTTCAACACGACGATGGATGCCGACGAGGCGGCTACCGCCTGGCTTCAGAGTCTGGATGACTTGAAGAAGGCGCTCCAGGACGGCAAGAAAACGCTTGACCAGCACACGCAGGCTGGTCGAGACAACGTGGAAGCGCTGCGCGACTCGGTGCGCGCGGCGCAGGCTGTCTATGAAGCGGACGTCGCGCTGCACGGTGTGACCGAGGCCAACACGTCGGCCTTCAACGCGCAGATCGACCAGATCATTGCGACCGCGCGCGCCGCCGGCTTGAATGAGGCGGCGGTCCGCGCGCTGGTCGAGCAGTACAAGAAGGTGCCGGGCAACCTCGCTACGAACATCGTGCTCAACGGCGGTGGCCCTGTCTCGTCGGCGCTCCAGGGCATCACCAACCTGATGAACAGCCTGAACGGCCGGACCGCCGTGACGCATGTCGTCACCAACTACTCGGTCACGGGCAACCGCACAGCCGGTCCGGTGATGGGCGGCTTCAACGCGCACGGCGGGATCATCGGCGCCGATGTTGGTTCGGTCATGGCCAGCACGATCCATACCGCCGCGACCGGCGGCCAGCGCGGCGGCATGACCTGGGTGGGCGAGGGTGGGCCCGAGCTGGTGCGCCTACCCTCCGGCAGCAGCGTGTACAGCGCCGGTCAGTCGCAGGCGATGGCGCAGCGCGGCGAGGTGGGCGGCAGCGCCGGGCAGCACGTAATCATCGAGTTCAAGAGCAACGGCAGCGCCTTCGAAGACGCCATGCTCGGCGTCATCCAGAAGGCCATCCGCATCCGTGGCGGCAACGTCCAGGTTGTACTCGGCAACGGGCGGTCGGAGTGAGCTTTCCGGACACCATTCTCGACATCTCGGTTGATCTGCTGCTGGGCGGCAGCTGGACGGCGTTGCCGTCGAAGGTCTACGCGCGCGACTCGATCCGGATCACGCGCACCCGCAGTAGTGAGGACTCGACGCGACCGGACGCGGCGCGCGCACAGCTCACCTTCAACGATCGAGATGGGCGCTTCAGCCCCAACAACCCGTCCGGCATCTACTACGGGCTGATCGGCAAGAACACCCCGCTGCGCATCTCGGCGGGGCTGGGGGGTACGCCCACGTACCGCGCGGTGTCCACCGGAAGCTGGACGGCCGGCACGGCGTCGGTCGCGGTGACCAAGCCACTGGCGACCGCGCAGGGCGATGCGCTGATCGCGTTCGCCAGCGCCGACACGCTCGGCACCGATCACACCATCGGCATCACGGTAGGCACCACGGCGGGTACGCACTGGAAGCCACTCAAGAGCGCCGACGCCAGCGGGTATCACTACTGCTGGTACAAGATCGCAGGCAGCGCCGAGCCGGCAAGCTGGACCTTCACGAACAACGGCTCGAACAACGGCACCGTCACCATCGTCGCGGTATCCGGCACGCTCGGCTTCGGTGATGTACAGGTGGCCACCAGCGCGCTTGCCACGACCAGCGCGCCTACCCCCTCCGCGACACCGTTGGGCGTCAACGACGTCGAGATCAGGTATACCGCCAGCGCGGCCAACGTGACCTATACCCCGCCGGGCGGATACACCGAGCGCGCCGACTTCAAAGCCGGCACAGCGGTGAGCGCGTCGCTGGCGACGCTCACGCTGGCCAGCATGGCGGCGACCGGCGTGCAGACCTTCACGGCGAGCGGCGCCGTCGCGGCCAACAGTGGCTTCACGATCACGGTGTCGTCGCGCTCGGCGCGCTTCAACGGCGAGGTGCCAGGCTGGCCAGCTAACTGGACCCACAAAAACGAGGACATCTGGGTCAGCATCGAGGCAGCGGGTACGTCGCACCGGCTGAGCGGGTCAGGTCAGAACGTCTTCGACTCGCCGGCTACCAACAGCATCAAGACCGACATCGCCAACGGGCTGCCCATCCTGGCCGCGTGGCCGATGGAGGATGGCGACGGCGCGACCAGCTTCGGCAACCTGGTGCCGGGCGGGCAGGCCATGACGTATACCGGCAGCCCGAGTCTGGCCACCGACAGCTCCGTGCCGGGCTCGAAGCCGCTGCCCACCTTCAGCAACGGTGACTACATCCGCTGGCAGGTGCCCAGCTACACCAACACGGGCGAGTGGCAAGTCGCGTTCATCCATCGCACGCCGGCCGCGCCCACGGCGACGGCCGAGCTGATGAGCTGGTACGTCGGCAACGACCGGTGGGCGCTCAACCTCACGACCGGCGGCAACCTGACCCTGCGCGCGTACAACAGCGCCAGCACCGAGCTGCTGGGCGACGGCGGCGACGGCATCACCGCACTCTACGGCGAGCCGGTGCTGTACAACATCCTGGCGCGTCAGGTGGGCGGCAACTTCCAGTGGGACTGGCAGGCCACGGCGGTGGGTGAGCACAACGTCGTAGGCGCCAGCTCGGGCAGCACGCTTGCCGGCACGCTGGGCAAGGTGCGCTACGGCTTCCTCAACATGGGCACGCAGTTCGCTTCGCCGGTGCTGGTGGGTCAGCTCTACGTCTCGGCGGACTGGGACCACGCGGCGGACATCCAGGCCGCGCTCGGCTACCTCGGTGAGACGGCGGTCGCGCGCCTGACCCGCCTGTCGCAGCTCGCCAGCGTCAGCTTCGACGCGTCGTTCGCGCGTACGACCAGCGAGCTGGTCGGCACGCAACGGGTAGCCAAGTTCATCGACCTGGTGCAGGACGCGACCGACGCTGACGGCGGCCTGCTCTACGAACCCCGCTACCGCACCGGCTTCTGGTACGCGCCCGCCGGCTCGCTGTACACGCGCCAGCCCACCCTTGACCTGACCTACACAGGGTCCAGCGGCGAGATTGGCTGGCCGATCATCCCGGACGACAGCGATACGCTGCTGGTCAATGACTCGACCGTCACGCGTCGCGGCGGTGGCTTCCGGCGCGTCACGCTCGACACGGGCCCGCTTGGCACCCTCAGTCCACCATCCGGCGCAGGTCGCTATCCGGACACCGCGACGCTGAACCTCTACACCGACGAGCAGGCCACCTACGCGGCCGGCTGGCGGGTGGCGCTGGGCACCTACCTGGACCCCGGCGGCTATACGCAGGTGCGCTGGCCACTCATCCACCTGAGCTTGGCCAACATGGCGCGCTGGGGACTGACGGGCCTGCTGGCGCAGGCGGTTGATCTCGACATTGCCGACCGGGTGACCATCGACGCGATGCCCACGACGCAGACCAGCCCCAATGACGTGTCCAATCTGGTCGCCGGCTTGACCGAGGAGTTGAGTAACAAGACCTGGGACATCCACATCAACGGGCGACCGGAGGGCCCGTGGCGGGTAGGCGTGCTGGGCGACACCATTCTCGGGCGGCCGGACTCGCAAGATTCTTTCCTGTTGAATGCGTATACATCCGGCGATACCAGCATGAAAATCGCCAATACCGGCATTCAGGGTGCGCCGACCCTCTGGTCGACCAGCGACACGCCCTATGACCTGCTGGCCAACGGCGAGCGGATGACCGCCACGGCGATGGCCAGCAACGCCATCAGCTTCGTGAGCGTGGGCGCCGCGACGCACGCGGACAACGCCAGCGTGATACCAGGCACGCCGGCCGGCATCGTGAAGGGTGATCTCCTGCTCCTGCTGGCCGCCATCCGCAACACCGCGACCGGCTTCGTGAACAGCATCCTGTCGCCCGGCGGGTACACGCTGCTGCACAACATGGGCGACCACTTCCGGCTGTACGGCAAGATCTGGGACGGGGTGGAGGGTATGCCCACGGTCGGCTTCGTGGGCGGCGCGGCCGGCGACACCACCTCGGCGCAGATGGCAGCGCTGCGCAACGCCCAGTGCCGCGTGATCGCCGGCAGTACCAGCACCAACGGCAGCGCGCAGAACATCGCCTACCCGGCCACCTCGCCGCAGCCCAGCACCGGCGACCAGCTCCGCAATAACTGCATCGGCTTGATCCTGGGCTGGAAGCAGGACGACTACACCAGCGTTGCCACCATCGCGGGCGCGACCGAGATTGCCGAGGCGAGCACGCTGACCGGTAACGATCAGTCGCTCACCTGGGACTACGTGATCCAGACGACGGCGGCCGCGATCGCGGCGGGCTCGTTCGTGGTGACCGGCGGCGCCGCCGCAGTGAGCAAGGGCGCTGTCGTCTTCATTGACGGCAGCGTGCAGACGGTCACACTGACCAGAGCGGTGAACGGCGTAAGCAAGGCTCAGACGCAGGGCACACAGGTGCGACTGCATACGCCGATGCGCCTGGGTAGGTAGCGCGTCGATGACCAGGCAGGGGTAGGCACATGGCTGCGATGACAGCGAATTTCACCGCTGGTGGGGTGCTGCTGGCCAGCGCGCTGACCGACGCGCTGAACGTGCACAAGCCGCTGTATATCCAGAAGACAGCGGATGAGTCGGTCATCTCGACCACGGTGTTGCACGATGATGCTGAGCTGGTATTGACCCTGGAAGCAAATGTCACATACGAGCTTCAATGCCACATCCTGGTCGATAGCAACACAACGGCCGACTTCAACTCCAGCTTCAGCGGTCCGGCCGGCTACACCTCGGTCTGGATGACCGACGGTCTGGCGACATCCGTCGCCGGCCAGGAGGGCATCATCTCGCGCCAGTCGCGGGTGCAGGGTGACTCATGGCCTACCGGTGGTTCGGGCGCGAGCACGTACGGCGTGCACCGGCCATGCGGGTACGTGACGACAGCGGGGACAGCTGGAGCGTTCCGCTTCAGGTGGGCACAGAACACATCGACAGCCGTGAACACATTCGTGCGCGCGGGATCGTGGATGATGCTACGGAGGGTGGTATGAGCCAAGAAGAGCACAACCCGTACCGAGAGGTACACCACGGACAGCCTGACGCTGACGAGCTGCTGACTGAGGAAGCCCACGGCGAGCTGGTGCTGCGCGCGCCATCGCCGCGCCTGTGGTCCGAAGGTGGCCGCGCCGATGGCTTCCCGTACGAGCATGAGCGCGACGACGGCGGCGACGCCGGATCGAGCGGCACGCCATGACCGTCTGTACGCCGTGGCGCGTGGCGGACAGCCTGAACAAGCTGCTGACCCAGATCAACACGGGCGCTCCGAACCGTGGCAAGGGCTCGGACGGCTCGATCGGGGACAGCGCGCACCAGCTCGAAGGCGCCTGCGGCAGCGAGCACAACTCCTGCTGCATCAAGGTCAACGGCGTGTGGATCATTCGCGCGCGGGACTTCACGCATGATCCGGCGCACGGCGCCGACATGGGCAAGATCAGCGAGGATCTGCGCAAAGGCAGAGATCCGCGTACCCGCTACATCATCTTCAACCGGCGGATCACCGGGCCGAACCACAATTGGAACTGGGACGCCTACTCGGGCGACTCGCCGCACACCGAGCACATGCACGTATCGACCTGGAATGACCAGGCGCGCTTCGACAACACGGCAGCCTGGCCGGTCTTCCAGGGCAGCACATCGACCGGAGGAGGGTCAGACATGGCCACGCTTGATGAGATCCTGGCACGAGTGATCGAGCTGGAAGAGGGCTACGTTGTACCGCGCAACGCAGCCATCTACTGGGCGCGCGCAGCGGTGGAGGGTACGGCCACCGGACCGGGCGCCGGGCCCGGTAACAAGCAGCTCGGGCTGAAGCTCGACGCGATCGCGGCACAGCTCGGCATCGCGCAGGCTGATCTCGATGACATCCAGGCGCACGCCGGCAGCGTCACGCTGTCGCCGGCTGACCTGGCGAGCCTGCGTTCGGGCATCGTGGCTGATCTGTCAGCGGCGGGCCTGGGGACCACGGCGGCAATCGAAGAGATCGTGGATCGCCAGCTCGACCAGTTCGGTCGCGGCGGCGCTGACGCTGGCGTGTAGCCTGCGCGCGATCATGTAGCTGTCGACAGACGGGAGGCCAGCGGTGGACTTCTTCAGTGCTGGCCTCCTCGGCGTGCTCGGCAACGTGTCCGGTTGGGTGGTCGCCTTCGTGGTGCTGATCGGCTTCGTGCGCGCCATCCTGAAAGATCAGGTGGTCACCAGGGGTCGGCTCGATGACGCGCTTGAAGAGATCAAGACCTACCGCGATGTGCAGCGCCAGCAGGCTGCCGCGCTCGACCGGATCGCAGACTCCATGCACACCGTCGAGCAATTCATCAACGCGCTGCCCAGCCCCCGTAGCGCTGCCGAACGTGCTGACCGGTACGACAATCGGCAGGTAGCCCGTGAGCGGTCGGGCAGGGATGGACGCTGATGTCATGAGGTGGCCCTGGTCAAAGAAGACTGTGCCTACCCCCTCCGTGGAAGCGTTGCGCGCCAAAGAGGAGTCGACCGTCAACCTCGAAAAACTCAGCCGTACGGCCGAAAACCTCGACCTTGCGAAGCGCCGGAATCACTTCGGCGATGCCATGCTTGAGCTATTCAGAGGAGTGATACGTGATGGATGACCAGCTCAGCGCCAGGATCATGCTGATTGCGATCCATGGCGTGCTGGTTTTCGATCTCGCGTTCATCGTCATCATGCATGGCTGGATTCCGTGGCGCCGCAACGCGTGGGGACGCCACGTCATGGCGTTCAGCTACGCGCTCGCGCTGCCGATCGTGCTCGGGCTGGCGCGGCTCTGGTTCGGCGACTACCCGTACCGCTGGCAGGTGCTCGCCGTGTCCTACGTCGCGCTCATGCTGGCGATGGGTCATCAGGTCTGGCTGGTCGTCAACGAGCGCTTCATCCGCCCGCGCAGAGTCGCGCGCATGTTCGACCGTAGCAACCCGTAGGAGGCATCATGCCCCGTCCGCGTCCCGTCCTGATCTATGGCGCCGTCATCGCCGCGCTCGAAACCCTGCTCGGCATAGCTGACCTTGGCGACATGCTGCCCGAGAAGGTGATCGACTGGCTGCGCATCGTGGTCGTGGTGCTGGTCGCCATCGGCGGTGCGTTCGGCGTACAGTCGCGCGTCACGCCGCTGAGCGCGCCGCAGGACGCCTCCGGTACGCCGCTGGTGCCGGAGGACAGCATTCCGGTCAGGCTGCCCCCACGTACATGAATGAGGCACGCGGGGAAACTACCGGCGAAGCGTACGACCGGGGACACACGGCGGGTGGGGTCGATGCCCAGCTCGCCGAGCATAGCCAGCACCTAGCCAAGATCAACGGCTCGATCGAGCGCTTTGCCGGCGAGGTGCACGGGCTGCGTCTGGATATCCAGGGACTCAAGGATGAGGTGAAGGCCAACGCGCGCGCCGTGCCGTTGGTCGCGGCGGCGCTCAAGGATGCCGACGAAGCGCGCCGGGCGGCCGGAGAAAGCTCCTGGTCGCCATGGGCGAAAATCTTCGCGGCGATCGGTGGCCTGGCTGCCTTCGTTGGTGTCGTCACGTTCCTGGTGAGCAAGGTGGGGTAGGCGTAAGCTCAGCGCCATGCCTCAGCAGCATGAATACGGTGATCGACACGTGCAGCGCATCGAGCACGATATCTCTCCGGCGTTGCGTTCGGCGATGGCTGATCTAGGCTCCGAGGTACATCGACACAGCGAACGACTGGAGAGGTTAATCATGTCCGCACGAGACGAACTGCTCGCCAAGGTCAACGAGTTGGCGACCGCCCAGCAGGAGAACAGCGCCACCCTCACCGAGCTGGTCAAGGACCAGGATCGCGTGCTCGCGCAGCTTGCCGAGCTGGTCGCCAGCGGCGACCTGAGCGGCGTGGCCGAGCTGGTCGCGCGGGTCCAGGAGGGCAACGCCCAGCAGCTCGCCACCCTTCAGGCCGCCGACGCGGCGCTTGAGGCAGCCGTTCCCGAGCCGACCCCCGAGCCGTAAACTTCCCCAAAAGGGATAGTCCCCGCGCTTCGCATGAGGGTGAGCACGGAGACACGAAGCAGCCCAGCTCGCATCTTCAGTGCGCGAGCTGGGCTGCTTCGATCGGTACCGCCTCCCGAGCGTCACCTACCGGCAGGCTACCTCAGTAGCCGGTCGGCGCGTTCACGTACTGCTGTGTGCCTGCCGGCTGCTGGCCAGCGATCTGCTGGCGCTGCTCCGGCGTCAGGTTCGCCCACACGCTCGCGTCCCACCCCGGGGGAGGGGTAAGCACGGGTGGCTGGCCCTGAGTGCCCTGCTGCGCCTGCTGTGCGGGCGCTGGGGGCACGAACACGGGTGCCTGGTTACTCGCGTACGTCTGCGCCTGCGGCGCCTGCGGATACTGCTGGGCGTACGCGGGCGGGTAGCCGGTGTTCGGCACCTGCCCTTGACTCTGGGTGTTGAGAAGCTGGGGCTCCGGGTTGCGGAACTGCCCAGCCCTGAACGCATTCCAGAGCTGGTGCGCGGCGCGGCGGCGCTGCTCGCCGTCCGGCCGGTCTTCCTTGTTGATGGTGCGGTGCGTCTTGGCGATCAGGAACGGCTTGTTACCGAGCGTTCCCTGCTCGACCACGCCCACGACCAGGCCGCCGATGTTGTCCCGACAGACCTCAACGAAGGCGTCGTTGCCGACGAACACGTTGGTGAACAGCGCGGGCGTCTCGCTGACGTGCGTGTGCGGGCGCGGGTTGCCACGCTCTTCCGAGTCGCCGTACCTGATCGGTCCGCCGTCAACGACGAAGAGATCGAACGTCGCGTTGGGGCGGCGCTGGCCTTCGAACATCGCATTCTCATCCACCCGGATGGGCTTGATGATGACGGTCCGCCCGACCAGGTTGCGCGGCTTCGGCGAGACGCCGCCACCTCCGCGCGGGTCGCTGAACGGGTCGGCGTTCGGGTCGTCGCTCGGCGGGAAGCCGGGCAGCGGCGCCTGTGGCTGGCCCTGCGTACCGTAGGGCTGCTGGTACTGGTGCTGTGGCTGTGACATGTGCTGCTCTCTTCCTGTCCGCCCTGCCCATCGGCACGTTGCCTGTGTGGTGTCTGAGCGGATCGTGCTCCATCCGGAATCGAATCCGGTCCCGCCATCGCGGCGCCGCTGGGCGTCTGGTGGGGCAAACCTGCTGGAGCAACCTCACTGTACTTGACGCGTCAAGAGCGTGGCCCTAGCTGGTGCTTCACGCGCCGAAGCTGGCGAGGGGTAAGCCCGAGCAGGCCACCTGTGCCAGTGCGCGGCGCTTCGGTCAGGCCGTTCTGTCGCCGGTAGTTCGCAACGCGGCGCTCGATCTCCATCGGCGGGGTGTCCTGGCACCTGCCTTCCTTGCGCGCCGTGCGCCTGCTCTCGGCGCGATGCCATGCGATCCGCATCGCGCCCGGCATCCGGTTACGCGTCGCTGTCGGCATACGCTCTCCCCTCCCGTACCGCTTCGCGGATCGCGCGCAGCTTGGCGTACAACTCCGCGCGTCCCTCCATCTCGCCGTACTCCACGATCAACGTCCCAACCGCGTCGATCAGCAGGCTCAGCTCCTTTTCCGTGAACAACATCCATCCTCCGTCTCGGTCGTGCTTCGCGTCCATCCGGGGACTCGAACCCCGGGCCTGGCTCCCTAGCGCACCTCCCGCCGGAGGGGCATCGTTCGCCTGTGCTACCGCTTACACCAATGGGTGGATGCCCGCGCTTGGATGCGACTCCCGCATGCGTACTTCCGTGCCACTGCGAGGATTCGAACCCCGCGTCCTGCCCCGGGTGGGGCATGTCCGTGCCATCCGGACCGAGTGGCGGCGCGCTCCACACGCGCCAGGCTTGCACTTCACCATCGGGAGGTGGAGACACCCTCCGGCTGTACCTTGCCCGTTGGTGCCGGGGGCTCGATCCCCCGGTCGTCCGCCTAATCCAGTCCCGTCACCTGTTGTCAGGTGCTCGCCGTGACCGTTCACGGATCACCATCTTGTGCTACCGGCCGCTACCCTCGCCGGCTTCGCCCGCGCCGAGCTGCTGTTGCTCGGTACGACCAGTCGTGATGCGGTAACCGCTCTTGTCGCCGGTCACCGTCGCCTCGCGACCTCTGGTTGGGTCGTCCGCCCGGTGCTTGCCGTGGTAAGCACCGCTGTCGCCGGTCTTTCCGCTGTCGTGCTTGTCGCTCATGTGCGCTCCTTACAGATCCTCGGTGGCAATCAGGTCTTCCAGTCGGTACCAGTCATCGATCAGCCGGCCGGACACGTACGCCCGCTTGCCGTCTTCGCTGATCTCCGAGATGACACCCGCGTCGCCGCCTTCGCCGTTGTCGTCAACGTCGGGAGCGGTGAACACGTCTTCCAGGGTGAGGCTCGCGCGCTGTGCCTGCTCCAGCGTCATGCCCTTGGGCATCGCTTCCAGCGTGAAGAGGTAGAACTTGAAGCCGGGTGCCTTCTGGTTCAGGTACGCGACGCTGGTGTGCTCCTTTTCGTCTGCTGTCACGTACTCGGCGCGGACGTACAGGCTGCCGTAGATCTCATCCACCAGCACATCGGAGGTGACGCGGATCGTGGTGCCGGGAGCAGAGCGGAAGCGAAGGACGGTCCCCGGCGCGACCGGACCGGCGTTGAGTACCGCTTGCTCCTTGGCGATCCGCTCGGCTTCCCAGACGGCGCGCACGGCGGCCAGCAGCTCGACGCCGGTCATCTTGCTGCGGCCAGGAAGCTTGTACTCCTTGGCGTAGGTGCGCAGCTCGGTGATCCCGTATCCCTCGAACAGCTTCCGCGCGGCCATCTCGATCTCCTTGGTTCTGAGGAACTTGCTTGAGATGTCAAGGTAGCACGATTCCTCTTGACGTGTCAAAAGGAATCTTCAGCGTCAGTCCTCCCCCATGCGACGCACGCGCGTCCTGCGCGTTGACGGATCGGTCATTGTCCGTTCGATCTGCGCCATGAGCACGGGGTTCGCCAGGATGCGAGCCTCGGTCTCCGTCATCACCACAGCGGGAATCAGAACGATCGTGCCGTCGGACTCCTCGGTGGCGAAATACCGGCGATGCTCAGGGCGACCGAGCCGCCCGAGCGACACCCTTCGCCTGTCGTCCAGCTCTATCAGCATCAGCGCTCCCCCTGCATGTGCGAAGCACGTACGTTCATCGGTCCGGAGTGGCGGTACCAGGACATGGCGGCGCCCATAGCGCGCACGTGTGCCCATCTGTCGGCGCGTCTGTTCCGATACGTCTCGTTGATCGCGTCGCGCAGCTCGATCGGTAGCAGGCGCCAACAGGTGGTGCAGGCAAAGAGATGGTTGGCAACCCCGCTACGCTTGCAGCCCGGGCAGGCATGCGTACGCATGTCCATAGCGCCTACCCCTGCTGTCCTGGGTACCAGAAGCCGGGATCGTCGTAGGCTGTGTCAAGATCCACCTTCGCACCGGCAACGGTCTGGTTGTTCAGCGTCTGGCGCATGCTCGCGCGCGTGTCCCACTCGACCACGCCGGCGGCATTCTTCGACCACGCCGCAGTCTGCCAGGCGTAGCGGAACCCGTTGTCCAGTGCCCAGCCAACGATCCACTTGGCGCCGTACGGGCCACACGCGTCAGCGTCGAACTCGGTACGGATGCCTTCGAGGTAGGCGCGCGCTGCGGCGTTGTTGTGCTCGTTGCCTGGCAGCGGTCGCGGGTCGAAGTCGACGGCGAAATAGATGGGCTTCCATGACGGCATACCTACCTGCAAGCCTTGGAAGCGCGCCGCGCGCGCGTGGTAGGCGCCCAGCTTGTACGGGTCGGCTGCGTTGGGCACATCGGCGGCCCTGTTTTCCCACACGGTCACGACATCGATGCCGTGCCAGGCGTACAGCTCGGCCTCCGCGCGGGTGAGATTCTTCGTCACGCCGCTCGCGTCCGTGCGCAGGTCCCACGACACGTAGCGCACCACGAACGACTTGTCGGCTTCGCGCAGCGCAATGGGGTCGGGTCGACCCCATGAGCAGTCAACGCCGTAACGGATGGACTTGGCAGGGGTAGGCGCGGTCATCGTCTGTTCCCTTCGAGAAGGATCATCAGCAGGTGATAGAGCAGCCAACCACCGGTCACGCCCACGACAGCCAGCACCAGGAACCAGACCAGGCCCCACATGCGCTCAGGTCGCGCGGCGCGCTCGGCGTAGCCCTCGTCAATCTCCAGGTTGTCATTCATCGCTGAATACTCCCGTCATCAGGTAGCGCTCCCAGCGCAGGGCCAACGACTCAAGGCCATCGGTCGAATGTGTGCCGGGCGTAGCAGCGATCTCAGCCCAACGGATCGCGGCGTCCAGCGCCGCAGTGCGCGCGGACAGTTGAGACATGCTCGGCGGGTACACCGGCACATCGATGGTGATCTCTGTCGGCATCGCGTCACGCGTCCTTCTGGGCGGGACACGCGTGCTTGACCGGGCAGGCGGCACAGAACGTGCTCACGCGCGGCGCGTAGATGCCGGCACGCTCCGCTCTGTCCATCGTGGTCACCCGGTATGCCACCTCATCCCACGTGTGCAGGGCGAGCAGGTCAGTGTGCCGGGCCACCTTCACCGCATCGGTCTTGGCGTCGCCACGTACGTCGATGAAGGCGCCGTTGATCTTGCTGCGCACGTTGACGACAGACGACACCAGCGCCCACGCGTACACGCCGAGCTGGAAGCTGTCAGGGTCCATCCGGCCGGACTTGAGATCAACGATCTCGATCGAGCCATCGGGCAGAAGCCACGCCTGGTCGATGAAGCCCTTGACCTGAACGCCACCAACGTTGATGTTGTACTCCCACTCCAGCACCGGCACGCCGTCGAGCACCAACAGCTTCGGCTCATGCTCGCTGTATACCTGTGCGTGTCGCA